TCCTTCTTATATGATTAAGAAGGCAGACGCACCAGGTGTAACTTTAAATGAGATCAAACTCGACCATATCAACGTTTATCGTAAGATAAAAGGTAAAGCTGAATGGAGAGATATGAGCTTAGCACTTTATAACCCAGTATCTCCTTCAGGACAACAAGCTGTAATGGAATGGGTACGTCTTCACCATGAATCAGTAACTGGTCGTGATGGTTATTCTGACTTTTATAAGAAAGATCTTAACTTGTCTATCTTAGGTCCAGTAGGTGATATTGTAAGTGAGTGGATTATTAAAGGTGCTTTCATTAAAGAAGCTACTTTTGGAAACTATGACTGGTCAACATCTGATCCAACTGAATTGACTTTGTCAATAGGAATGGATTATTGCGTACTTAACTACTAGAATAATTATATACTTAAAAGAAAGGCCTCTATTACTAGAGGCTTTTTTTATTTTATAAAATTAATTATTCTTATATTTATAAATAAATACGTTTTATGTCTGAACAAAAGTTTACAGTACCAACAGAATTAATTGACCTACCTTCTAAAGGTCTTTTATACCCAAAAGAAAATGCGCTATCATCTGGCCAAGTAGAGATGAAATATATGACGGCTAAAGAGGAAGACATCCTCACAAACGTTAACCTGTTGCGCCAGGGCCTCGCCATTGAGAAGATGCTCAAGAGTCTAATAAAATCACCAATTAATTATGAAGACCTAACCTTGGGTGACAGGAATGGCTTACTGATCGCGGCTAGAATCTTATCTTATGGTAAAGACTATTCTTTTATGTATAAAAACCCAAATACGGGTGAAGAAGAAAAAGTAGTTGCAGACCTACAAAATTTAGAGTATAAACAACCAGATTGGTCTTTATTTAGTAATAAAAATGAGTTTGAATTTAAACTTCCTAAATCAGGAAATACAGTAACCTTTAAACTACTAACTGTAGTTGACGATAAAAAAATAGATGATGAAATAAAAGGTGTTAAAAAGAACCTAGGTCTAGAAGCCGGAGGTATTTCAACTAGATTAAAGCACCAGATTGTAGCTATTAATGGAGACTATTCAGTTAAATCAGTTAGAGATTTTATTGATGATGGACACCTTTTAGCCATGGATTCTATCGAACTTCGAAAATACATAGCTTCTATAACTCCGGATGTCATAATGAAAATAGATGTCTCCCTATCTGATGGAGAGATTGTAAAAGTAGATCTGCCTATGAGCGCAGAATTTTTTTTTCCCGGGAGCGGACTATAGGTCCGCATTCATGACAGAGGTATTTGAGCTCACCTATCACGGAGGTGGGGGCTTTACCTATTCTGAGGTTTGGAATATGGACGTTTCAAAAAGACGTTTTAATCTTAAAAAGATCAACGACTATCTAGAAAAAGTAGAAGAGATCAGAAATCAAGATCGTCAGCAAGTTACAAACAAGACTGACATGAGTAAATTCAAAATCCCGGATGTTGTAAAATCTAAATTAGAAGAACCTACATTTGTTTCTAAAGTAAAAAACAAAAAGTAAATATTTATTCGTAGGTAATACTAATAAATGGTACAAGATCAATTAGATATAGGAAAAGAATTAGAATCTTCAATAAGAGACTATAGAAAAGGTTTAGGAAATTCTAATCAAGAATTAAACAAATCTATAAATCTTTTATCTCAAATAAATGATTTAAGAGACTCGTCTATTGCAAAAGTTAAAGCTCTTAATAAAGAGTCTATTAATACTAAAGACATTCAAAAAGAGTTTCAAAAAGGTAAAGAAAAAGAAGCGTTAACTCAAATCAAATTAAATAGGCTTCAACAATCTATGTCTGATCTTCAAAAACAAGAATCAGAAGATTATGTAAAAAATTTAGGTATTAGAGCAACAAAAGAAGATGAGATAAGAAGAGCCAGGTTGCAAGGAAATACAGCATTATATGATAGTTTAAGTGCCGAATTACGAATTTTAGAAACTAAGATCAGAAAAAATGAACAAGATTTTAATATAGATCAAATGCGTTATGCCGCAGCTTTACAATCAAATAAAGTAGCTGCAGAAAATGTAAATTTTTTAAAAGAGGAATTAGAATTAGAAAAAGAGATTAAATCAGAAGTAGGATTTACAGGATTGGCTTTAGGAAAAATATCTCAAACATTAGGATTTGGTACTAAGGCGTATGAAAAAATGGTTGAAAAAGCTAGGGATCTCAAAGATGAAAATGAGAGTCTTACTTTTGGAAATAAATTTAAAGCTGTAACTTCAACAATAGGAGACGCTATTTCTGAAACATTTAAAGATCCTATTTTACTTACTGGTGCAGTAGTTGGGGCATATAAACTTGTTGAAAAAGGCCTTACAAAAGTTGGAGACGCTGCTGCTTCAGCTGGAAATTTCTTAGCAGGTATGACAGAGGATTCTTCTAATATAGTTAGAGGATTAACTTCTAATTTATCAAGTTTGGCTAGAAATATACCTTTAGTAGGTGGACTTATAGGCGGTTTAATAGACGGTTTTTCTGCTGTATTAGATCTAATAATTGGAGTTGATGATAAAATAATAAAAGCAGGTAGAGATTTAAATCTATCATCGTCAGAAGCAAGAGCTTTAAATAGAGAGTTTCAAAATATATCCTTTAACTCAGGTAATATTTTTACTAATTCGAAAAAACTTTTATTATCCCAAGTAGAGTTATCTAATGAATTAGGAGTAGTTAATAGACTTACTACAGAACAGCTTGAGACTAATATAATGTTGAAAGACATTGCTGGCTTAGAATTAGATACTAGAAAAGAAATAGTTGAGGCGTCTACTATTACAGGACAAAGTTCTAAAGATGTAGTTAAAAGTGTTTTAGCTCAAGTTGAAGGATTAAAAGATGCTACTGGAATTCAACTTCAAAATAAACAAATATTAAAAGAGGCTACTAGTCTAGGGGGTTATTTAGGTCTTCAATTTGCAAAATATCCAGCTAACTTAACTAAATCATTAGTTACTGTTAAAGCTATGGGTATGGAGTTAAAACAATTAGACTCTATAGCAGACTCATTTTTAGATTTTGAATCTTCTATATCAAAAGAGTTTGAAGCACAATTATTAACAGGTAAAGATATTAATCTAGCTAAAGCTCGTGAAGCATTTTTAAATAATGATTTAGCAACAGCAGCATCAGAAATAACAAAACAAGTAGGATCTGCTAATGACTTTTTAAAGCTTAATCGTATACAAGCAGAATCTTTAGCATCAGCATTTGGTATGAGTCGTGATCAAATGGGTGAAATGCTTAAAAGACAAGAGCTTCTTTCTTTATTAGGTGCTAAAGATACTGATAACGCACGAAAACAACTTCAATTAGGTTTACAAAGATATCAAACACAAAAAGAATTAACTGCTGCTATTGGTGAAGAAGCATATCAAAATTTAGTTAATGCTTCTACACAAGAAAAAATTGCTACTTTTATAGATAAAATAAAACAATCAATAGTTGACTTTGTAGAAAAAACTAAGCTTATTGAAAAAATAGAAGCTTTTGTAAATAAGTTATCTGATCCCACATATGTAAATGCAATATTAAAAAAAGTACAAGGGTTTTTTGCCGACGCTGTAGAGTTTATTGGTGAGGCTGCATATCAAATAGTTGATGCATTAGATTATATAGCATTAGGACAAATAGATAATGCGTTTATTAAAAGTTTAAGATCTGGTTCTAAAAATATAGCAGATCAAATAAGATCAGTTGGATCTGATTTTGAACCAGTTTCAGTAGGACCAAACGCCGCTAATTCTCAAGTTAAAAACTCTACATCAAATACTACAGCACCACCAGTAGATAATATGAGTATGGCAAAACCTACAAAAGAAACTATTTATATTAATGGTAATTTCTATGTTGTGGATAGTAAAAGAGAAAATGAATATAGAGTAGAAAGAGTTCCTAATCTTGATGGTAAAACAGGAAAATAATAAATTAATAAAATGCCACTAATAGATCTAAAAACTAATTTAAAGACCTTAAGGTTTGGTAATGATCAACCAGGATATGGTTCATCAGGCCTACCTTATATTCAAACGGCTATACCAGATCTAATTAATGCAACAGGAACATTTAATCCTATTTTTAGACCAGGTTCTACTGGTAACTTAGATTATCCTATTCGTGGTGGAGATATTAAATTTAATATAGGAACACAAACATTTACTTTATCTACTCAAATAGATAAAACAAGAATTAGAAAGTTCTTTGAAGATGCTCCTAGAGGTAAAGCTTTTATAGAAAAACAAATCGGCCTACAATTATCAAATCCTAAAGTAGAAACAGGAAATACATTGTATGGTTTCGGTCAATCAGCAACGCTTCCTGGACTTTTAGAAAATACTAGAATTTATAATAAAGGATTAAACACATTAGCACAAGTAGGGGCTTCTGGAACAGGCGCACATGCTATTAGACACGGTTTAATGCCTTTTAATCCTTTTCAAAAACATTACTACGATATAGTTAATGCACAAAACATAAACGATCAATCTGAAAATAACAGACTACTTATTTTGAATAATCTCAAAATGAGTAATAATATAGCACAAATAGCAAATGCTAATGAAATAGGGAATATAAATACAGTAAATACTTTAGGAATATCACTAAATAAAAATTTTATATTCCAATATTGGGGAGGCCCTGGATCTACTTATGGTATAGGTGTAACTACTATAAAAAGAGTTGTAGATACTACTAAACTACGTTCATTTTCAACAATGAACTATGATCAATTAAGAGCTCAAAATTCTAACTTTGGTAATGCTATACCTAAAATACAAGACTTTAGAGATCAAACAGGTCTTGCTTTAGACGGATCTTATGTTCCATGGGGAAATAATCAAATAGATAAAAGATTTTATGTTGCAGCAGGATCTTATAAAGATAAAATGAATTTATTATATCCTTTTGCTTTTAAGAATAATGTAGCTCCTTGGGAATTTAATTCAGAAAGTACTGATGATATAATTAAATTTGTATTTGAGGCAATTTCAAATGATGATCCTAATTATTCTACAGCGATATTTTTTAGGGCGTTTTTAATAGCTGGAATAACTGATAATAATTCAGCAACATTAAATGCTTTTAAATATATGGGTAGAGGTGAAAATTTTTACACATATCAAGGTTTTGATAGAAGTATAAGTTTTTCATTTAGAGTAGCTGCTGGTTCAAGAGACGAAATAAGACCTCTATATAATAAAGTAAATGCTTTAGTAAGTCAAGTATATCCAGATTATAGTCCTCAACAAGGTATAATGAGAGCTCCTGTGGTTAGAGTTACAATAGGAGATTATCTTTATAGAGTTCCTGGATTTTTAGAAAACGTAAATATTACTGTTGACAATAACTACCCTTGGGAAGTTAATTTAGAAAAAAGTCAAATAGGAGATATAGCTCAACTACCACAAGTAATGGATGTATCAGTATCATTTAAACCTATTATGGATATACTCCCTAGAAGATCTTCTATAACTAGAAATACTGATCTTTCCGGAAGATTAGCTAGTGTTAATAGCGATCAAGAATTATTTACTCAAAATAATACATCACTAATAGCTAATTCTCAAAACTTTATAGAACAGTCTATAGTAGAAGATGCAAACGCGTATGAAAATAATTTAGCAAAAAAAGAAAGACAATTAGAAAGACAGAATAGGCAGGCTGAAAATCTATCAAGAAACATACCTAATACTATTTCACCTGATATATTAAATACAGTAAGAAGAAATATTAATACTCAACGCGAAGATACTACTATAAGATCATTATTTGATCAACAAACTTCATAGAATGAATTATAGATACCAAAATATACAAGTAACAAAAGATAATACAGGAGAAAGATATTATTCTAACAATATCTATCCAGATATACCTCTATCTAATAATGATAGTTACGTTATTACAGTGTTAGGTGATAGATTAGATCTAATAGCATTTGATTTTTATGGAGATACAAGTTTTTGGTGGATAATAGCATCTGCAAATTCTTTACCAGGAGATTCTTTATATCTAGAACCAGGAAGCCAATTAAGAATTCCTATAGATGTATCAGGTATAATAAATGAATATAAACAAATAAACGCAATAAGATAGTTATGCCACTAGATAATAAGATATCTAACATTATTGGTACTAAATTACCTACTTGGGTATTAAACCAATTAGAGACTAGGTCTAATAAAAATACTCAAGACTCTAGAGATAATGATAATATTTTATATCTAGCTAATAAAAGTGCTTGGATAAGATTAGTTTCTTCCGTTAATATTAATAATTATAGAGATATAAATTATTTTAAAAATATAATAGGTGCTAATATAGAATCACCAGTACAATTATTTGGTTCATATATAGCAAATCCAACTAGTCTTGCTAAACAATACGTTTTATTTGGAGGTACATCAAAATATCTAAATAATAATTCTTATGGTTTAAGATCAGGTCTAGATTATGATGGAGCTTATGGAATGCTAGGTAAGAGTGAAGTACAACAATTTGGTTACAAACCAATGCCAGGTATTACTAATGTTACTATTGATACCCAAGGTAGACTAGGTTCTGTAAGAGCAGCTACAATTAATTTTAAATGTTGGGACAAAAATCAATTGGATATAATTGATGCTCTATATTTTAAACTAGGATTTACTATGTTTCTTGAATGGGGACATACTTTTTATTATCCCAGTCCCCAAAACACGTATCAAAGAGACCCAAATAAAATAATTTCTACTGAATTATATAGTATAGATCCTTTTGAAGAAGGTTTAAACAAAGAAGACATTCAAATTAAAATAGCTAAAAATTCAAGAGAGACAGAAGGTAACTATGATGCAATGCTAGGGATTTGTACAAATTTTAATTTTACGTATACTCAAGATGGGGGTTATGATTGTACATTGAGATTAATGGCTTTAGGAGTATTGGGTGACGCTATTAAAATCAATAATTCAGGAACTTTACCTAATTTATTAGAGGAGGAAATAATTCAATTAAATAATACTTTAATTGAAATTGCTAAAGCAAATGCAGCTAGTCAAGTACCTGTTGATACAAATCCATTCGCACCAGACCCGCCTTCTAATGATATATTATCAAATTTAGTTTCAGATTTAGGTTTAGAAATCCCGAATGTTTTTCCTGCTAAGTATTTTTTTACTTTACCTGAAAGCTCTTTAAAAGCTATAGCATTTGCAAATAATAATGTAGATAGTGAAAGAGCAAAAACTCAATTAAGAAAAAAATTAGTTGAGGATGGAAATAATATAGTTGTTTTTCCTTACGATACTAATTTTAAAATAAATAGTACTACTGAGTATGAGACTTTAGACGCTAAAAAATTTTACAGATTAGATTATGCTATACCTCAAAGTAGTAGATATTATATTAGTGGACTAAATCTTATTTTAGATAAAAAACAAAGTTATTCTGGAATATCTTTAGATATATCTAAATTAAAAGAAAGATATTTTTTATCTAATCTAAATGATAGACCAGATACAACTTTCGGTTTTTTTCAAGACATTTTTAATAAAGAAACTCCGATATTAAATAAAAATGCTGGCGGTGAGAGTATTTACGGAAAAGGAACTGGAGATGTAGTATTATATAGATATCAAATAAATTATAAAAATTCAAAAGCACTAGGTAAAGAATACTATATAAGAGTAAGAATACCTTGGACTGTATCAGATTCTAAAACTAGAAAAGATATAATAGAATTAATATTTAAAAATGATGTATTTCAAGATAGTAGATTATCTTTTAGAAAAGATTATTTTTCACAAACACAATCATGGCCTAATTTTAGCTATTCATTTAATTTAGTATTTAAATTAAAAGCAACAGATGCTAATAATCAAGAAACAGAAATAGATATTAATATTGATTTTAATGATAGTAGTTTATTTCAAAATATACAAACAGAAGATAATAATTTATTATTAACAGCATATGGACAAACTCTTAGAGATAGGGATCAAATATCTCAAAATGTTAATAATTTTACTGATTTAGAAGAACAAAAAAATGAACAAGACGCAATTTCTGTACAAATAAAACAAGCATTAAATTATCAGTCTACATTAGAAATAATGCTTAGAACAATACAATTACACGCACTAAATAAAGCTATAAATAAAACTGGAACTCCTGATTTAGAAATAGCTAGAACTACATACGTTTTAGAGATTGCTAAAGATAAAACTTTTTTAGATCAAATATTTTCAACAGGAGTATTTTCTTCTTTTATAAATGAGTTAATAAATAAAAAAAGTACAAAAATAAAAGACTCAGATTATGCCACAGATAAAAAAATGGATCCCCTAGAAAGATTCCAAATTTATTCTAAATATGGGTTTGCTACTAATTTATTAGGAAATAAAGAAGATATACGTTTTTTACAGCCCGTTGATTTTGAAGAATTATTAAAGGCCTATGTAATACCATATCAAATAAACCAAGAAATAATTAAAGGAACATCTACTAACCATCCTGTTTATATTCCTTTGGGTTTAATTTTAATGATATTAAATCACGCGTGTACTATATATGATAGTAAAGAAATTGGCAAATTTCAAAGTCCTTTAGTATATATTGATTTTAATCCGGAATTAAATTTTTGTCTTACAAATACAAAACAATTAAGTACAGATCCTTGGACGTGTTTAATTCCTTTTGAAGGTAGTTTTGAAGATTACAAAGAACTATTTGATAAAGATATACTAACTAATGATAATAAAGCTATACAAGCTACAAGCGGCAGTAAAGAAATTGTTCCTTTATTTAATCCTAAAACAGATGATTTTTTAAGTGGAACGCTTCCTAGATTAAAATTTGATGAAAAAACAGATTCAGATTTTGCAAATGCTTTAAACTCATTTTTATTTCCTTCAATGGCTCAAAAAGAATCAGGAAATATATACAGAGGAAAAGTAATGAATATTTTATTGAATATAGATTACCTAGTTAACTTAGCACAGCAATATAGTTATAAAGATGGAACTAATAGTGTATACTTAAAAACATACATTGAACAAATACTTTCTGATGTAAATAAATCTTTAGGTAACTTTAATGCATTTAGACTTTCTTATAATGATGCTGCAAATACATTTCAAATAGTTGATGATCAGTTTATACCGTCCCTATCTAGTGAAGAGCAAGTAACTCCTAAAAGTAATACTACAGAACTTCCTTTGTCTGGTAAGTTTTCTATAGCAAAATCTTTAGAAATAAAATCTGAAGTTAGTAGTAAACTTTCTAATATGTTAGCAATTTCTGCTAATGCTAATTCATCTAATAAAGCAACACTATCAACTAATGGAGATTCGTTTGGATTTGTGAATACAGCATATTCAGATAGATTTGTAACTATTAGAGGAGAAATAACAGGGAGCGGTAAAAAAGATAATGATTCATTAAAAATATCAGCAGCACAATTTAATAGTACTATATCAGATTTTTATAGTAAGATAAACCCTTCTCAAACTAGCGTAGCTCATGCTACAAACTATTATATAGAAAAAATGTCTTTAATAAAAAATGAAGACTACGCAACTAGGGCTGCAGCAATGATACCTGTGTCTGTTAACTTTACTACAGATGGTATATCAGGTCTAGGAATGGGCCAAGCATTTACAGTACCAGATCAGTTACTTCCATATACTTATACTACAAGAAAAATACCAGGAGCTCCTCAAGATTATATTAATAATGTTGGTTTTGTTATGGTAGGATTAACTCATACTATAGAAAATAATCAATGGAATACTGCTGTTAGAGCAAATATGATTTATCTAAAAGATAAAACAGCATTTTCTGGAAGTGTTGTTAAAGTAGATAGCGCAACTGGAGTATTTGGAGTCAATTCTAGTAGAGTTTCCCAAGACGTTTTGTATCCAACAACATCAGGAACTTGTAATGATCCTTATGTAGATACAAATTTAAATAAAGGATGGACAGGCAAAAAACAATCTTTCCAAAGAACTATTATAGATCCTAATGTTGAAGGTCCTAAATTAAAAGCTATATATGGAGACGTTTTAACAAAAGCAATTTTAGCTACTATAAAAATAGAGCAGAATTTTAGAGGTTTTAATTATAATTTTGGAGGATTTGATATTACGTCCGGGGGTTGGGAATTTAATCCTCAATTACATAATGGATATGTTGTAGCTAAAGAAGGAGGTACTAATTTATGTAAAGCATTTGTATCTTTTATTAATTTTGAAAGTTTTATTTCACAAATAGTTTCTAGTTTTAAAAGAAAAGGATTCGAATCAGCTTTAGATGCTAATGCATATGCAAAAATATGGTATGAAAAATGGAATGGTTTTGGAGTCAGAACTAAATATCCAAATAGACCACCTGCAGAAGTAGATGCTGAAGCACTAAGAGATGCGGCAAATATTTGGAACTCTATAAACGTATAATATGCCATTAAGATACTATCCATCATACGCGACTATAAATAATCTTACTACTAATGGAGCAGAATTTTTTTTAAATGGAGTTCCATATTCTGGTAAATATTATGAAACAATAGATAGTGAGTTTTATTCTGGACCTAATCCAGAAACCGGCCCAAGTCAAAAACTAACAAAAATAAATAATTATGTTGGCGTACCAGGATTAGATAATATTCAACTTTCTTTTAAAAGTCAAGAAGAATTAATTACAAAAACAAATGTAACTTCTAATAGAATACAAGGTCAACCAGGATCTTTTTTCCCTCAACCTACACAAGAAGATTATACTAAGGGTTATATTACTAGATATTTTACAAAGAAAGAAAATGAAAAAGGTTATATAATTGAAATATCTAGAGAAGAATATAATGATATTGTTAATGGAGATACTGATTATGATATTAGATTATATCAGGTAACAACAATACTTTGGAAATTAACTGGACCTTTAAATAATACAAGAAAATCTCAATACAATATAATTCCTGGTATTATTGAAACAAATAAGAGGCTTACAGAATCAGCAAATAAAAACTTTTTAGGCATAGTAGAATTTATTGGAGGTGACTATACAAAATTTGCAAGACCTACTATGTAAATAAACTATCTTATATACAAATAGTTTTTGTATATTTGTACTTAATAATAGGTTATGTATTTCATCATTGAAGATAAAGAACAATTGAGTCGTTTAGAAATGTCTGACCAGGCATTTATTCAAGTAGTTACTTCAAATGATTATTACCATCCAAAGTTAGCTAGAGTAAGCTTAGTTTATTATCATAATTCTACGAAAGGATATATCTTTGTAATTAATCACTCTGAAGGATTTAGTTTAGATCTTAAATTAGTTGAAACTTTTTTACAAGCTCATAATAAGATCTACCTTCTTGATAAGAAGTCTCATTCATATTTTTTAGATCTACCTAATTCTATTGATGTACAATTTATCTGTTTAGATAAAAATAATGAATATAGTTCTTTTGAGTGCAATACACCAGTCCATAGAGACTTTTATATCAAGCATCCTATTTTACCTACTATAAACGAAATCATTCCTATTTCTAAGCACTATGAGAAATGCGAATGTTTATACCAAATGGTAAAAGACTATTTTGAACTTGAGATGGATATAGAACTTCAAGACAAATTAGTAGATGCATATAAAACAGTTGAACAAGCAGGAATAAAAGTTGATCTTAGCTGCCTAAATAAAAAGTATCAATTCCAGCATAAAGAATATTCTCTTTTAGGAGATACAATTTATTCTTACTATAATCTTTACAATTTAACAGCTAGACCTACTAATTCTTTCAATAGTGTTAACTTTCTAGCCATACCTAAAGATAAAGACTTTAGAGAATGTTTTGTACCTAAAAATGACTATTTGGTAGAGTTTGACTTTGATGCGTATCATTTAAGATTAATATCCGGCCTTATAGGATTTAAACCTCCTAAAGAGTCTATGCACAACTACCTGGGACGCGCGTATTTCAACACCACCGAGCTCACGGATGAACAGTATAAAGAATCAAAGGCCATTACATTTAAGCAGCTCTATGGTGGCATAGAACAGCAATACCAACATATAGAGTTCTTTAGCGCATTAGGACAATTCATAGAACAGGAATGGAAGAAGTACAATGCCCACAAAGCTTTGATTTTGCCTACCGGCAGAATATTAAAGAAGCTTCCAGGTATGAACAAATTAAAATTATTTAACTATATTGTACAGAATCTAGAGACAAAAGAAAACATATATAAGATCTTAGAGGTTAACAAACTTCTTAGTAAAAAGAAGACTAAACTAATCCTGATTACCTACGATTCTTTCTTATTTGACTTTTGTCAAGAAGATGGCAAAACATTGCTAAAAAAGATTAAACAGATCCTAGAAGGTAACGATATGGTAGTCAAACATAAGTACGGAGTAAACTATGCTTTCTAATATATTATCAATATTTATTAACAGTAAATTAAGGTTATGAAAACAGAGGAATTTTTGGAAATAACATCGGAATCAATTATGAATAAACTTTTTTGTACTTTCTCTCCAAAAGAGTCTGTAGAAGACACTCTAAGAGATATAAATAGGGAGTACACAATCCTATATAAAAAAATCTTTGTTTTATCTTCCCCAGACTCAGAAGAATATATGTGTACATATAACATTGAGATAGAAGGAGGCCAGACTAAGATTCTGCCTAATACAATTTTACTCCACAGAAAGAAAGAGTCTAATACTTTATATACTATAAACGCTCTGAACACTTTGATCAAGACTTTAAATAACGGTGTTCTAGATTCTACTTTTCCTATTAACTGGCCTGACTACAAGAACTCTATCTTGTTAACTCAAGGAGAAGACCTCAAAAGGCTTAATACTACTATCCACAAGATAGTTGCTATTTAACTAGAAAGATTAATTTTTCTATCTAGCATTCTTGTCTTATTTTTATCGAAATTAGTTATATTATGGATATATCAGTTATCAAATCAAGATTGTCGGCTCTACAAAATCCACGTGGAGGACAAAAGAAGGACCTAAGCCAAACTATTTGGAGGCCTACCGTGGGTAAACACTCAGTACGTATTGTACCTTCTGTGTTTAATAAACAAAATCCATTTAAAGAAGTCTACATGCATTATGGTATCAATAATCGTACCATGATGAGTTTGAGTAACTTCAATGAAAAGGATCCTATTGTTGAATTTGCTCAAGGACTTCGCAAGTCAAGTGAACGTGACAATTGGCAACTAGCTAAAAAGCTTGAACCAAAAATGCGTGTATTTGCTCCTGTAGTTGTTCGTGGTGAAGAAGACAAAGGTGTTCGTCTTTGGGAATTTGGTAAACAAGTTTACATGGATTTGCTTTCTATTGCAGAAGATGAGGACGTAGGAGATTATTCTGATCCAATTACTGGTCGTGACATTACAGTTGAAACTGCCGGTAAAGAAACAACAGGCTTGATGTACAATACATCTACTGTTAGGGTTAGAACAAAAACGACTCCGCTTTCTGATGATGCAGAAAAAGTAAAACTATGGATCGAAACACAACCAGATCCTTTGACTCAATTCAAGAGATATTCTTATGATGAGATGAAAGAAGCACTTCTTAAGCATCTTAATCCAGAAGAAGAGTTAAAAGAATCAGCTGATGCTGTAGAATCTAAACCGCAAGGCGATCTTCCATGGGAAAAGCCAGCGCAAGGTCAGTATTCATTGAGTACGACTAAGCCGAGTGTAGATTCGGCAATTGATGATCTTTTCGATATCTAATCAAATCCCCAACTTCGGTTGGGGTTTTTTAACTAAAAGTTTTGTATGGCAAAATCAGTTACAGGCGCTGTGTCTAGCGCAATCAAAGACATTTCAAGTTTAGAGAAGTTTAAGAAAGGTAAAAATCTTTCCACTAGTGTAATGTTTAAAGATCAGAAGTGGATCCCACTTTCTCAAGCATTTCAAGAGACCTTACAAATCCCAGGTATTCCAATCGGTCATATTACTCTTTTAAGAGGACATTCTGATACAGGTAAAACTACAGCGCTTCTTGAAGCGGCAGTTAGTGCACAAAAAATGGGAATTCTTCCTGTGTTTATTATTACAGAAATGAAGTGGGATTGGACTCACGCTAAAGAAATGGGATTCGAGTATGAAGAAGTAGCAGATCCAAACACTGGTGAAGTTGTTGACTACAAAGGATTTTTCTTATATATTGATCGTGAGAAGCTAGAGTCTATTGAAGATGTATCAGCATTCATTGCAGATATTCTTGATGAGCAAAAGAGAGGAACTTTACCTCATAACATTTGTTTTTTCTGGGATTCTGTAGGATCTATTCCTTGTAGAATGAGTATTGAAAAATCAACAAACAATAATGAGTGGAATGCAGGAGCGATGTCTCAACAATTTGGTAACTTTATTAACCAAAGAATTGTACTATCTCGTAAAGCATCACAACCATATACAAATACACTTGTAGCAATCAATAAGGTTTGGGTAGCAAAGCCTGATTCACCAATGGGACAACCTACGCTTAATAACAAAGGTGGTAATACAATGTATTTTGATTCTTCACTTATAGTTACATTTGGTAACATTGCTAGAGCTGGTACAAATAAAATCAAAGCTACTAAGAATGGTAAAGAAGTAGAGTTTGCTAAAAGAACCAGAATTAGCTGCGATAAAAATCACGTTACTGGAGTAACAGCAGTTAATAAAGTTATCATGACAGTTCATGGGTTTATCAAAGATGATAAAAAGGAGCTTGATGAGTATAAGAAAAAGTATTCTGATCAATGGACAAAAGTTCTTGGATCAAATACGTTTGATATTGTAGAAGAAGAAACAGCGCTATCTCCTGACATTTTTGATACAGAAGATTAATGAATAAAGAATACGAAAAAATATTCGCTTCTCTAACACCAGAGAAGGCAGAAGAGTCACTCAATAGTAGAGTTCTACTTATTGATGGATTGAATACCTTTCTAAGAGCATTTACTGCAATTGGTTGGGTTAACAAAGATCTATCTCATATAGGAGGTCTAACTGGTTTTTTACGCTCTCTAGGGTACGTAATTAAATTAGTTAGGCCGACTAGAGTGATTGTTGTGTTTGATGGTCAAGGATCTTCAACTAATAAAAGATATATCTACCCAGAATACAAAGCGAATAGAGGCATCAACAGAGTTACTAATTGGGCATCTTTTGATTCTCAACAAGACGAATCAGAGGCTATCACAAATCAGATTGTTAGACTAATATACTATTTAAAAACACTTCCTGTAGATCTTATATCTATTGATAAAATTGAAGCCGATGATGTGATAGGATATTTAACTAATCAATTAGATAAAGAAATAACTATTGTATCAAGTGATAAAGATTATCTACAATTAGTATCAGATAAAATAACAATCTACTCTCCTATAAAAAAGAAGTTTTATGATGAAGATCTTGTTTTAACTGAGTATGGAGTTACGCCTAAAAACTTTTTAACACAAAAAATACTTTTAGGTGATTCAGGAGATAATGTTCCAGGAGTGAAAGGTCTAGGATCTAAAACTATGTTAAAACATTTTCCTGAATTAGGGTCTAGTAAACAAATCACTTTAGATGATATACTTGAAAAATGTGAAGGTAAGCATAAAATATTAGAATCTATTAAGAACTACGAATTTCAACTTAGAATAAATAAGAAGTTGATGGACTTAAAAGATCCTAATATTCCTGAAGAAGCAATAGAAGAAATAAATAGTGTTTTACTAGATCCAAAAAAGATATATGATTCACAGGAATTCTTAAATTTGTATCATGAAGATCAATTAGGGAATTCAATACCTAATGTTCAATCATGGTTGTTCAATCATTTTCACGATCTACAAAAATATAAATAAGTTATGTCGGCATTAAATCAGTTACAGCAATACGGTATTAGTTTTCAAATTAAAGTATTATCAAGTTTGTTAAAACATAAAGAGTTTCTACAAAACATACATGATATACTTGACACAGAAATGTTCGATAACCCAGCGCACAAATGGATTGTTGGTGAGATATTAAGATACTACTACAAATACAATACGACACCATCAACTGATGCTTTACAAGTTGAAGTAAGAAAGATTGAAAATGAAGTACTTAAGATCAGTGTAGTAGAGCAATTAAAAGAAGCGCTAAAGAGTTCTAATGAAGATAGAGAATATGTAGAGCAAGAGTTTAGCAGCTTCTGTAAAAATCAACAAATAAAAAAAGCTATTCTTAATTCAGTTGGTCTATTAGAAAAAGGTCAGTACGATGATATTAAGTACATGATGGATCAGGCTTTAAAAGCTGGGCAAGATAAATCTATAGGACACGAATATGAAAAAGATATTGAAACAAGATACCGTGAAGAAGAAAGGTCTGCAGTCCCAACTTCATGGCCTCATGTAAATGAATTGTTAATGGGAGGTCTAGGATTAGGAGACCTTGGTATTATATTTGGTAGTCCTGGTGGAGGTAAGTCGTGGATGCTTGTTAATATAGGAGCTATGGCAGTTCAAAGAGGTTTTACTGTGTGTCATTACACCTTAGAACTATCTGAGTACTACGTAGGCAAACGTTATGACTCTCTTTTCACAGGAATAGATGTTCAACAGGTTCATAAACATAGAGGCGCCATTGAGGAATCAGTAAGTACTCTTAAAGGTAAATTAATTATCAAAGAGTTTCCTATGGGCAAAGCTACAATACATACTATAGAATCTCACATTCAAAAGTGTAGAGATTTAGGACATCCACCAGATTTAGTTATTATTGATTATGTTGATTTGTTAAAGAGTAAAACTAAGTCTATTGATCCTAAAGATGCAATTGATGATGTGTATACTGCTACAAAAGGTATGGCAAGAGAGCTTAAAGTTCCTATCTGGACAGTATCTCAGGTTAATCGTGCCGGTGCTAAAGATGATGTGATTGAAGGAGATAAGGCAGCCGGATCATATAATAAAATGATGATTGCAGATTTTGCTTTATCTCTGTCTAGAAAAAGACAGGACAAAGTAAATGGAACAGGTCGTATTCATATCATGAAAAATCGATATGGTATGGACGGTATGACATATTCTGCAAAAATAAATACTAATAATGGTAATATTGAAATAAGCCCTGATAGTTTAGATGATGATGAATTAACATTTGAAACATCAACTCCAACATCGGGATCTAACAAGCCTTTTAGTTCTGGATTAGATAAAGACGAGAAGGCTTATTTAGCAGGTAAATTTTTTGAACTAGGACTATAAATTAACCCAAAAAGGTTATATTTATTAAAGAAAATAGACTACTATGAATTTTTTGATCGATTTCTTTAGAAAAGCAATTAAAGGGGATAATTTTAGACCTACTGCGACACCTATTAAGTATAATGACCAAATTGCTCAGCTTAACTCGGTTAATCCTAACCAAGCTAGCAAATTGACTACTAATACGATCAATAAGATTCAGAAGACTAAGCCTACCTTGACTCAGAGTACGTCAGGCAATTCAGTACTTCCAGGAACTAAGTAATTAGTTCAAACAACAACAGATCTTAATTAATCAAGGTTTTAACTCGACTAGAAGGACTAAAAATCTTCTAGAGGCTAAACTATTTTATAAACTTAACTAAATTAAAAAAGAAAATGGACATCACGCAACAAATCTTATCTGAGATTACAGTTTACAACAAATACGCAAAGTATTTACCAGAATTTAAAAGGCGTGAATCCTGGAATGAAATAGTTACAAGAAATAAGGAAATGCATCAACAAAAGTTTCCTTCATTGTTTAATGAAATTGAAGAAACATATAAACTAGTATATGATAAAAAGATTCTTCCGTCAATGCGCTCAATGCAGTTTGCGGGTAAGCCCATTGAAATTAATAATGCTCGTATATTTAACTGCTCTTTTGCTCCTATTGATGACTGGCGTGTATTCTCAGAAATAATGTTTCTTCTTTTAGGAGGTTGCGGAGTAGGATATTCAGTTCAACATCATCACGTAGATCAACTTCCTGAGATCATTAAGCCAATTAAAGAAAAAAGATTTTTAGTTGGAGACTCTATTGAAGGTTGGGCTGATGCAATCAAGATATTAATGAAGTCATATCTTGTAGGTGGACCTAGACCTAAATTTGACTTTCGTGATGTTAGACCTAAAGGTGCAATGTTAATTACTGCTGGCGGTAAAGCACCTGGACCAGAACCTTTAAAAGAGTGTCTATTTCAGATACAAAAGATTCTTGATCGTAAAGATACTGGAGATAAATTGAAGCCTATTGAATGCCATGATATTATTTGCTATATTGCAGATGCAGTATTGTCTGGAGGTATTCGTCGTGCAGCATTGATTAGCCTATTCTCTTTCAATGATGAAGAGATGCTTACATCTAAGTTTGGTAATTGGTGGGAACAAAACCCTCAAAGAGGAAGAGCTAATAATTCAGCGACTATACTACGTGATCGTATTCAGAAAGAAGAGTTCATGGAGCTTTGGAAAAAGATTGAATTGTCTAACGCAGGTGAACCTGGTTTTTTCTTAACTAACGATAAAGATTGGGGAACTAATCCATGCGCTGAGATTGCACTTAGACCATTCCAATTCTGTAACTTGTGTGAAGTTAACGTATCTAATCTTGAGTCTCAAGAAGATCTAAACAATAGAGTTAAAGCGGCTGCATTTATTGGAACACTTCAAGCTTCATATACAGACTTTCATTATCTTCGTGATGTTTGGAAAAAAACAACAGAGAAAGATGCATTGATTGGCATCGGTATGACTGGCATTGCTTCAGGTGCAGTATTAAAATTGAATATGAAAGAAGCTGCTCAAATAGTAAAAGAAGAAAACGAAAGAGTTGCAAAAGTTATCGGAGTTAATAAAGCTGCAAGATGTACAACAGTTAAACCTTCAGGAACAACATCAATGGTTCTAGGAACATCATCTGGTGTACACGCTTGGCATGATAATTTCTACATTCGTAGAATGAGACTTGGTAAAAACGAAGCTCTTTATACATACCTTTCTATTTATCATCCTGAATTGATAGAAGACGAATACTTTAAACCTCAATCTCAAGCTGTAGTATCTGTTCCACAAAAAGCACCTGAAGGAGCAATCACAAGGTCTGAATCAGCGGTTGATCTACTTCATAGACTTGAAAAGCTACATAAAGAATGGATTAAACCAGGACATAGAACAGGTCGTAATACTCACAACGTATCTGTAACAATCTCTCTTAAACCAGAAGAGTGGTCAGAAGTTGGTGAATGGGCATGGGCAAATAGAAATAACTACACTGCCTTATCTTGCTTACCTTATGATAACGGTTCATATGTTCAAGCTCCTTTTGAAACTATTACTGAAGAAAAATTTAACGAAATCGTCGGTAAGCTTCATGAAGTAGATATTAGTAAAGTACTTGAGATAGAAGATAATACTGATCAAAAAGGTGAATTAGCCTGTGCAGGAGGTGCTTGTGAAATCGCCTAAAGAATTCATAGAAGGAGTTCACTACTATTTAGAATATGGAAGGGTGGTTTTTACCACTCTTTTCCATTTACAACGAGGATCTTGTTGTGGTTCAAAGTGCAGGCACTGCCCATATGATCCAGAGTACATAAAAGGTACTACAAAGAAAAAAGACAGAAGTTCGGAAGAAGATTTTATATTTGATAAAACATATACATGACGGTTACGATAAATTCAGAGTACGTATATTTAACTGTTACTTTAATTTTAATGCTTATACAAGTTATACAGTGGAGAAAAATGTCTAAACTCAAAAGAGAATTAGAAGATGTTTGGGCACAAATTAGTATATTAGCTATGTCTGCTGGTAGTATGTTAGAAAAAATAAAAAAAGATATAGATGGAAAACAAGACAAGTGAAGAATCAAAAGGCTTGGGAGACACTATTGCTAAAGTTACTCACGCTCTTAAATTAGATGTTCTAGCAGAAAAAGTTGCGCATGCTATGGGTGAAGAAGACTGCGGATGTAATAGACGCAGAGAAAAGCTAAATGAATTGTTTCCTTATAAAAAGAAAGACGAAAACCAACAATAAATAGTTATGAATAAAAGTTATGTTACAGTTGATTCGATAGATAAACTTAAAGATCTTATCGAACATATAAAGTCGTGTGAAATAATTGCATTTGATACTGAGACCAATAGTCTTAATCCTCGTAAAGGTAAGATCATTGGTTTTTCTGTCTCTGGTGAAGTTGGTAAAGGATACTATATGCCAACTATGATATTCAAAGATGAAGAGCTTCAAGATGCAGTTATTGAAGGTAAACTAGCTCATGATCTTGCAAAGAAAACAATCTCTCTACTTATTGGTAAAAAACTAATCATGCATAACGCATCATTTGACGTTAAATTCGTTAAGTGTTTTTATGGTGTAGATTTGTTATCGAGTCTTTATGTAGATACGATACTTCTTGTTCATACAGTAAAAGAAGAAGGCGCAGGCTTTATGGGAGGTTCTGCATTTGGTCTTAAAGACATCGCTAAGATGATTCAAAAAGATATTGGTCTAGATGTAGAAAAAGCTGCAAATGAAGAGCAAATCGCTCTTAAAGAATCTATAAAAAGAAATGGTGGTCAGATAACACGTGAGAATTATGAGATATGGAAAGCAGACCTTGAACTACTTTCAGAATACGCATCAGCAGATACTGACTTAACTCTTAGAGTCTATAATCATTTTATCAAAACACTTAAAGATGAGAACCTTGAAAAGTTTTTCTTTGAAGATGAAGTAATGCCACTCTATAAAGAGGTCACTATTCCTATGGAACAAGTTGGTATTAAACTTGATATGGAACTTATAAAATCTAGTCGTGCTAAAATTATAGAAAAGCTAAAAGAGTATGCTGAATCAGTAACAAAAGAGCTACTCAAGAATCCAGATGTTAGGGCATGGGTAGTATATAAAGCTCAAGACGCATATCCACCAAATAACAAAGGTACATTTGCTCAAGAGCTAATTAAAGAAATGAAGTTTGAACTAGAACAATCTGCTAGAACTGGTAAGTATAGTGTAACTAAGTCTGCATTGATGAGGCTTCCTGAATGTTCTGCTAAACATTTTCTACTTCATGGTGATGCCGCTGTATTAGATAGAGACATTAGTATGAAAATTAGTATGAGGTTATGGAGAGAAGATAATGACGGAGCTTATTTCAATATCCAGTCTAAAGATCAACTTGGTGAAATCGCGTTTGCTGTATTAGGTATTAAACCATTGTCTACTACAAAAACAGGTAAGCCTCAATTTGATGACGATACTGTTCAATCAATAGCAGGTAAATACGAATGGGCAAAGAACTTACGTATCTACAATAGACTACTTAAGATTAAAAGTACTTACATGGATCGCTTCTTAGATGCTCAAGAAGATGGCCGATACTACTTTTATTATAAACAACACGGCACAGTATCAGGCCGATATGGCTCAGATGCCCAACAGCTTCCTAGACCTAAAGAAGAAGGTGATGATGAACCAATTGTAATTGAATACAATAACTTGATTCGAGCATTCTTTATTCATGAAGAAGGTAACATATTTGTAGACTGCGATTATGAATCACTTGAGCCACATACATTCGCTCACGTATCTGGTGATGAAGAATTAAAAGATATATTTAGAAATAACTGGGACTTCTATTCTACTATTGCAATCAAAACAGAGAAGTTAGGTCAGTATTCCCCAGATAAAAAAGCACCTAACTTTCTTCGTAAGCTTGAACCTAAGTTAAGAAATAAAGCAAAGGCTTACGCTCTAGGTATTCCATATGGTATGGGAGCTTATGCACTCGGTATGACTCTTGGAATTCCTACTAAAGAAGCTAAAAAACTTGTTGATGGTTACTTAAACGGGTTTCCTGAACTTAAGAAGTGGATGGAAAGATCTAAAAAGCAAGCCAAAGAAAAAGGCTATGTTAGTACTCAAGTTGGTCGTATTCGACATCTTCCTAAAGTAAAAGCTATCTATGATAAGATCGGCGATGACTTACTTGATTGGAATATCAAGAAAGAGATGGAAAGACAATACGGAGTAGATCAAATTAAAAACCTTAGTAGAGACTATATTAACGGACTAAATAACTCTTGTAACGTACAGATTCAAGGTCTTGCCGCATCAATAGTTAACCGTGCAGCATTGGCTATTAATAGAAAGTTCAAAGAACTAGATATACGAGGCTGGGTATGCGCACAGATCCATGATCAGCTAGTTATTGAGGTAGAACACGACAGATCAGAAGAAGCGGCCAGGATTGTCCAGGATTTGATGGAGAACACTACTAAACTTAGTATTGATTTGAAAGCACCTCCAACCCTTGCACACAATCTTCGTGATGGCCACTAAATATTTATTAGTATGAAAAAGGCAATTATAATTTTATTCTTACTATCTTTATCAAGTTGTTGGATAACAGAACCAACAGGTTATATAGACTATA